ATAACATCCGTGTCGTCACCGTCGACAACCGGCCAGCCCCTAAATTCGGCCGGTATATCGCTTTGCTTTTGGAATACCACGGCCGTGCGTTTATTGGCTGGATTAATCAGGCCTTTGATTGAAATAGGTTTCGGCGTGATAGCGGAAAACGAATACGTTAAATCATAGTTACCGGCCGTTTTGCCTTCCAAATTGCGGGAAGGGTGTTTTGTGTAATCGTAGAATTGGACATCCGCGAACAATTGAAAAATCGTTTTGCCGTCAATCTGAATATTTTCAAATGGGATATCACTTGTGCCATTGGGGCGAACAAGCGGGATAAGGCCAAGCTTTTCGGCGCGCCGTGCATGCGACCATATGTCAGCGGCCATGGATAGCATAAACGCGCGCTGATTCTCGCGGAAAAACGCGGTTTTGGCCGCTCTGGCCGCTTGCACGGCGTTAAATGCACCGCGGCCGGATGATTTCAGGCACGGCTCAAAACAGCCGGCCATTATTGCAAACGGACAAAGCTTTTCATCTGGTACCAGATAGCAGATTGCCGTCAGGTAGCCAATTTTCTGACCCTTGATTGTCTTCGCGGATGATTCGCCCAAGATCGGGCGATAGGGTAGGTTTTCGGCGCGCAATTGCGCTTTAAATGGGTTTTGCATGGTCGGTTCCCTTGTGTAGGTTTAAGCAATTCGCATTACATAGTGCTCTTGAGTCGGGCCGCTGATATCAGCCGATTCGCCAATGTGAATATTGGCCAGCGTCTCAATATCCTCTTCGGAATATCCATTGTCAGAACAGAAAAAATCCGCGCCGTGAATTTCCGTGACATGGTTATCCATGCCCGTGCGCCAATAACAGACAAATTGTTCGTGGCCAAAGAATGTCGTTTCGCGGTTCATGGTTAACCCCTTTTTCCGAAATAGTGAGACAGTTCTGCGGATTCGCCTTGATCATCCCAAAATGCCGATTCTGATTTAAAGACGCATAAGCATTCATCATTCAGGGTAATTACCCGTCCGTCCCACAAGTGGACGATATCCACCATGCAATTACCACCAGTATTGACAGTTTCAATTTTAGTAACGTATTCGTTTTTCATGGTTATTCCCCCTTAGACACAATAAAATCAGCCAAGAATATTTCGAGCAAATGTACGCGTGACAGATTGTCAAAATCGCCGTTTGCATCGTTCCATGCCAAAGCGGCGCGGATAACGTCATCGGGCGCGTCTTGAATCAGCCATGCATCAGCCGGTACGCCATGAAACAATTCGACAATCTGACCCTCTTGAAAATCATATGATGTAGACATGGTCGGTTCCCTTCAGTTGTTAGAATGACAGCAAAAATACGAACATGAGATACACAAAGCCAGCGGTTATCAGCGCGGCGATATATTGAAGTGGTGTCATAATTTTCCCGTTTGCTTAAAATTTAATCAGTTAATCGGCAAAACAATTTGTTGCTGAACACCATTATAGTCATTGAACAGAAAAATGCAAGAGAATGTTTTGCATTTATTTTGCCTGCCAATTTGTCGCTGAGGTTGTCAAATTGTTGGCTATTTTTTTGGGTGAAAACGCCAACGTGGAAACCTAGTCTGGGAGCGGCTTTTTGCTTTTTGTTGGCTATGTTGGCTATTATTTTGACTGAATCTAGGTTTTGTAAATGTGTATCCTATAGGATACGGAATATGGCTAAAAGCTCCCCATGCACCGGCGCTATACGTATAAAAATAATTCAGACTTCAAAAAAAATCCCCAAAATAGCCAACATTTTAAACCCTTGATTTTAAAGGGTTTTTTTCGATAACAAAAAAACAAAAGTGCTATAAGCTTTTGATTTTAAACAGAAAAAATGTTGTCACGGCAAAGTGCCAACAAATACTACCAATGCACATAGGGGTATTTTTTATGACTGATCAGTCACAAAAGTTATCCACAAAAAGGTCATCGGCAAAAAGGTCACCGGCCACATGTTAGTGATCACTAACCTGCTCGCCAAAAAGTGAGTACTCACTAACCTAGGCAGTTAGTTAGTGCTTACTAACCTAGTTAGTTAGTGCTCACTAACCTGGTTAGTTAGTGCTTACTAACTTGTCAGCCTGGCAACCACGTAAGTGAGTGCTTACTAACCTGGGGGGTGGGGGGCCATCGCCTGGCCGGTCTCGGCTACGGAGGTGTCAGAAGAAATTTTTTTTTATTTTTTGTTGGTAGCCAACATTGCCAACATGACCCACAAATGCGCTAATATCCGACCATGTTGGCGGTAGAGATACCTGAGGCTAGCAAGCTGCGGTAAAGTCCAAGGCAGCGCCAACATCCTATTGCAGGAGTTTAAGTGTTCAAATCGATACCATTCGTACCGCGCAAAGTGCAGGCGACCGAATCGCGTCTCCAGGCGATCTATGACGCTGCTGCTTTGGGCTTGAAGGGCGACTCGCTGGCGTTAGCTGCCGGCATGCTGCCTGCTGAGTTCAGGCAGCTGTGCGAGCTGGATCCTGTGGCGGAGATGGCCATGCTCAAGGGCCGCGCTGATTCCGAGATGGAGGCGTCCAGCCACCTGCGAGAGGCAGCCCGCGCAGGCGACGCCAAGGCGGCACTCGCAATCCTGCAGCACAGCCACGGTTGGACAGCCCGCCAAGAGATTAGTGTCGACATCACGAACAAGATCAGCATCACGCAGGCGCTGCAGCAGGCGCAGGAACGCGTGATCGACGGTCTGATCACCGAACAGCAACCGGAGTATCTGGAAAATGCCCCAGCCAAAGAACGCGCTCGCGCCTAATGCCGAACCGCCAGTCAATATGCTAGACGCGCCGTCTCGCAGTTTCTTTGACCCGCGCACTTACGCGCAAATGTTCATGGATCCGTTTGACGTATCGACGGTAGCGTATAAAGAGGCCAACGCGCGGTACGACAAGAAAGGCATGATCGGCGGCAAAAACGACGCGTTCCGGCATCTGGTCGGCACGGCGTTACTGGCTCAGCGTCGCGGTGAACCCTACGCTAAGTTCATCACTAACCTGCATGAGACTGAAATACTGCCTGGCGGCTACGGCGCAAGAGGGCATTCAAAAGAGCAGGTTGACATGGACTTGTACAACAATCAGATCGGGTTGGAGATCGCGCGCAAAGCCAAGAACTATGACGATCTGATTCGTTTGGCGTCCGAGTACGTCAACACCAACAAAACTAGAACCTTGGTACCCCGATAATGGCACAACAGCCGATCTATGACGCCGAGGGCGAACAGCTCCTGATGTCGCGCCTCTGGGCACCGCAGATAGCGGACGACCCGGAAGCCTTCGTGCTGTTCGCCTTCCCGTGGGGGCAGCCCAACACACCGCTAGCCAAGTTCAAAGGCCCGCGCACCTGGCAGCGCAAGATACTGCGCAGGATCGGCACGCACATCAAGAACAACCGAGGTCAGATCGACATGGACGCGCTGAGAACTGCAGTCGCGTCTGGCCGAGGGATTGGCAAGTCGGCGCTCGTCTCATGGCTCGTCTTGTGGATGCTGACCACCCGCATCGGATCGAGTGTGATCGTGTCAGCCAACAGTGAAGCGCAGCTCAGATCGGTGACATGGGGTGAGCTGACTAAGTGGCAAGCGATGGTCATCAACAACCACTGGTGGGAGATTAGTGCCACCAAGCTGACACCTGCCAAGTGGCTAACCGAGCTGGTCGAGCGTGACTTGAAGAAAGGTACGCGCTACTGGGCAGCCGAGGGTAAGCTCTGGTCGGAAGAAAATCCCGACAGCTACGCGGGTGTCCACAACCATGACGGCATGATGCTGATCTTCGATGAGGCAAGCGGTATTCCCGACGCCATCTGGTCGGTCGGTGCGGGCTTCTTCACGGAGCCCATCTTAGACCGGTACTGGTTCGCCTTTTCCAATCCACGGCGCAACCAAGGCTACTTCTACGAGTGCTTTCACGCCAAGCGCAACTTCTGGCAAACAGAGAACATCGACTCGCGGACAGTCGAGGATACGGACAAGCAGATATATGAGCAGATCATTGCGGAGTATGGCGAGGATTCGCCGCAGGCTAGGGTTGAAGTCTACGGAGAGTTTCCATCAGCTGGCGAAGATCAGTTTATTGGTGCGAGTGCTGTCGACGACGCCGCCAATCGGCCAAAATACAAGGACGAGACGGCGCCAATTGTACTTGGCGTTGACCCAGCTAGAGGCGGCGCGGATGCGACCGTCATCGTCGTCCGACAAGGACGCGACTTGGTAGCGATCAAGCGCTACCACGGCGAGGACACCATGACGACTGTTGGACGCGTGATCGATGCCATCGAAGAGTACCGGCCAGCACTGACCATCATCGACGAGGGTGGTCTGGGCTACGGGATACTTGACAGATTAAAAGAACAGCGATACAAGGTGCGGGGAGTGAACTTCGGTTGGAAATCGAGCAAACCGGTCATGTGGGGTAACAAGCGCGCCGAGATGTGGGGTGCGATGAAGGAGTGGTTGAAGACCGCGAGCATCCCCAACGACAGGCAGCTCAAAGCCGACTTGACTGGCCCCATGAAGAAGCCCGACTCGTCGGGTACGATCTACTTGGAAGGCAAGAAAGAGATGAAGTCCAGAGGCTTGGCCTCACCGGACGCAGCCGACGCCCTAGCGGTGACGTTCGCGTTCCCGGTCGCGCACCGGGAGTCTGGGTATGAGCGTGCAACGCGTCGCAGCGACGGCTACACGCCAAAAGTAGCCGCTGCAACAGGCTGGATGGGGGCGTGATGGCTAAAAAAGGTGTGTCACTAAGCGTCGGAAGAGGCGAGAAGCTGCCGGTTAGTAAGGGTGCAGGCTTGACTGCCAAGGGGCGGGAGAAGTACAACCGCGAGACGGGCTCAAACCTGAAGGCACCCGCGCCGAGTCCGAAGACAAAGGCCGATGAAGGCCGCAAAAAGTCCTTCTGTGCCCGCATGGAAGGGGTGGTCAAGAACGCAAAAGGTGACGCCGAGCGTGCGAAAGCGTCCCTCAGACGATGGAAGTGCTAACTATGGCGACGAAACCAGGACTTTACGCAAACATCCACGCAAAACGCGAGCGCATCAAGGCCGGATCTGGCGAAAAGATGCGCAAACCTGGCTCGCCTGGCGCACCAACGAACAAGGACTTCAAGCAGTCGGCCAAAACGGCTAAGAAAGGAAAGTAAGATGCCGCTTGTTAAGTCGAAATCCGAAAAAGCTTTCCGAGAAAACGTCCGTGCCGAGGTAAAATCGGGCAAACCGGTCAAACAGGCCGTGGCAATCGCGTATGCAACCAAGCGCGCGGCGTCAAAACCCGCCAAAAAGATGAAATAAATGGACTATACCGGCATAAATAAGGCAGCAAAAGTCGCCGATATCGGTGGAAATCCACCGCCGGACGACATCAAGAAAGACACGCAAGACGTGCTGTCGACCATGCGTCC